GGGCCTCGCATCACGGGGCAGGAAATCACCTTCCATGGGCTGGAAGTGGAAGCCGCTGACCAGACAGCCGCCAGCCTGACCGCCCGGGCGTCGCTGTTCGGAAATGACCTTGCGCAGCGCCATCAGCGCAATGGAAGCCAGCCTTACGCGGTGGTGGACGGCATCGCGGTGATCGAGATTGCCGGAACGCTGGTGCATCGCGGCGCGTGGATCGGGCAATCCTCGGGCCTGACGTCTTATGAGGGCATCGCGGCTCAGTTGCAGGCGGCGCTGGCCGATCCCGGCGTTCGCGGCATTGCGCTCGACATCGACAGCTTCGGTGGCGAGGTGGCGGGCGCCTTCGATTTGGCCGACCGCATCCGCGCGGCGCGCGCACAGAAGCCGGTGCACGCCTTTGTTGCCGAACACGCGCTGTCGGCTGGTTACGTCCTGGCGTCCCAGGCCGATCGGAACATCCTGCCTCGCACTGGCGCTGTCGGCAGCATCGGAGTGGTCGCGCTGCACACCGATATGAGCGGGGCACTCGACCAGAAGGGCATTGCCGTCACCCTGATCCATTCCGGGGTCCACAAGATCGACGCCAATCCGTACCAGCCGCTTCCCGAGGCGGTGCACGACCAGATGCAGCGCGAGCTGGAGGTAGTCCGCTTGCTGTTCGCAGAAACCGTCGCCGCTGGTCGCGGGGATCGGCTGACCCATGCCGCCGCACTTGCCACCGAAGCGGCGGTGTTTCGCGGGGCCGATGCCATCACCGCCGGTCTTGCCGACGATATCGCCGATCCCGTCACCGCCTTTCGTTCCTTCTCCGCCGCGCCCCGCGGCACCACTCCCCCCAGCAGAAAGGGTCCACAGATGACCACCAGATCCACCGACATTCCAAATCCAGCAGCGGCTGCCACTCCTATTGCCGCCATCCCGGCCGCCCCGCCGCTCGCGGCAGCCGCACCCACGCCCGATGCCACGGCGATGACCGCTGACGCTGTTCGCGCCGAGGCCGCTGAGGTGACGCAGGTCTGCGCGCAGGCCGCCCGGCTCGGTGTGACTATCGACGCGGCTGACGCCGTGACGCGTGGCTTGAAGCCCGAAGCTCTGCGCGCCCGCGTCCTGACCGATCTTGCAGCGCGCAGCGATGCCGCTGGCATCATCGCCACTGCCCCGGCTGCGGCCGCTGCAAAAGACAGCCCGATCATCGCAGCTGCCAAAAAGGCTGCGACCGACGCCAAGCGCTGAACCAGCGCCCACGTCCCTCACCCCAAAACATGGAGACTGAGCAATGCCCGTCCTGACGGAACAGCCCAGCATGGGCGATGTCCTCAAATATGAGGTCAACCCGAACTACACCCGCGAAGTCATCACCCTGTTGATCGGCATGCCCTATCCGGTCGGCTCGGTCCTCGGGCGCATCACAGCCAGCGGCAAATACAAGCTGGCCACCAGCGGTGGCGCAGACGGTGCGCAGACCGCTACCGCTGTGCTCCTTTATGCCGTCGATGCCACGCTCGCCGACGCCAGCGGTATTGCCGTCGCCCGTGGCCCCAGCATCGTATCGCGCGCAGGCCTCGCCTACGACGGCACCGTCGATGATGGCGCCAAGATCACCACCAAGCTCGGCCAGCTGGCTGCCGTCGGCATCATTGCTCGCGACGGCGTCTGACGCCCACCAGCGCGGCGCATCCAAATCCATCCCTCTTTCCCCCGGAGCACCCCATGACCCTTGTCCGCAATCCGTTTGACGCTGGCGGCTATTCGCTGGCCGAGATGACGCAGGCCATCAACATCCTGCCCAACCTCTACACCCGCCTTGGCCAAATCGGCCTGTTCCGCTTCGAGGGCGTCAGCCAGCGCTCGGTGATCATTGAGCAATACGAGGGCGTTCTGAACCTGCTGCCCTCCGTCCCGCTCGGCGGCCCCGCCACCGTCGGCACGCGGGAAGGCCGTTCGATGCGGTCCTTCGCGCTGCCATGGATACCGCATGATGATGTGATCCTGCCGGGCGACATTCAGGGCCAACCGAGCTTGGGCGTTTTCGATGGCGCCGACCCACTGGTCGAGGTGATGAACCGCAAGCTGCAGTTGATGCGTCGCAAGCATGCCCAAACCCGCGAATACATGGAGATGAACGCACTGCGCGGCATCGTGAAGGATGGTGCGGGCATCACGCTCTACAACTACTTCACCGAGTTTGGTCTCGCGCAAATCTCAGTGGACTTCGTGCTGGGCACGGCTGGCACCAATGTGCAGGGGAAGGTCCGCGAGGTCTTGCGCGCCATGGAAGACAACCTGCTGGGCGAAAGCATGTCGGACGTGCATGCGCTGGTCAGCCGGGAATTCTTCGACAAGCTAATCGCGCATCCCAAGACCGAAGAGGCCTACAAGTTCTATGCCGCCACAGGGGCGCAGCCATTACGGCAAGATGTGCGGCGCAACTTCCCCTTTGCTGGCATCGTGTTCGAGGAATACTCGGGCACGGTCACACTTTCCACGAAGGCGACCGAACGGCTGGTCCCCGCCAGTGAAGGCATCGCCTTTCCGCTGGGTACAATGGACACCTTCACCACATATGGCGGCCCGGCCAACCTGCTGGAGGCAGCCAACACAATGGGCCTGCCACTCTATGCGCGCCAGCATCTCGACGAGAAAGGCCGCTGGATCGACCTGATGACCGAGGCCTCGATCCTGCCAGTGAACAAGCGGCCGCGCATCGCGATCCGCATTCATACCTCGAACTGACGGGTCCGCCATGAACGTCTTTGCCGCCGCCGTGGACCGCATCTATGCCAACTCGTCCATGGCGGTGGCGGCTCTGTGGATCTCAGCCACCACATCAGAGGAAACGCCAATCCGCGTCATCCGCCGCGCCCCGGACCGCATCACCGAATTCGGGGCGGCCCGTTTTGTCAGCGATACCATGATGGTGGACGTGCGCGTGTCCGAGTTGCCCGATCCCCGCTCCGGCGACCTGATCGTGGTTGGGGCTGACAGCTTTACGATCCAGGGAGAACCCATACGGGATCGCGAACGTCTGATCTGGTCGATGGACCTGCGACCGACATGAGGCTGAGGGTCGAGATCAATCCCGACATCGCAGCCTTGATGCAAGCAGAAATTGCCGCCGGGGAAAAGGCAGTGTCAGCCGCCATGCGAGAGGCTGGCACCTCTCTGAAATCCGCCTGGCGGACACAGATCACCGGCGCTGGGCTGGGCATAAGGTTGGGCAACTCCATCCGCCTCGCCAGTTTCCCGAAGTCCGACGACAGCCTGAACGCGGCGGCGCTGGTCTGGTCAAATGCCCCGGTGATTGTCGGTGCGCATGACACTGGGCCGCTGATCCGCTCGAAGAACGGGTTCTGGCTGGCGATCCCCACCCCAGCGGCGGGCAAATCCACGCGCGGCGGCCGGATTACCCCCGGCGAATGGGAGCGCCGCACTGGGTTGCGTCTGCAGTTCATCTATCGCCGGAGGGGCCCAAGCCTGCTGGTGGCCGAAGGACGGCTGAATTCCAAAGGCCGCGCGGTGGCGTCAAAGTCGAAAACCGGACGCGGCGTGGCAACTGTCCCGATTTTCCTGTTGGTGCCGCAGGTCAAGTTGCGAAAGCGGCTGGATCTGGCGCGGGATGCCGAGCGGGCAGTGGACGGTGTGCCTAGGCTGATCGTGGCGAGCTGGGTGGAGAGACAACTGGGCTGACGTCTGCAAAGCGGACGCAGCTGACAGATCGGGCGGCGATAGGAGATCAGGCCCGAAGGTTGATCGCGGCGTCCAAGAGGCCTTTGATGTGGCCGCTCTTGACCATGTAAAGGTCGTCTCTCCCTGCCCGCACTGTGATCCCTGCGAAGTAAGCTGTGAAATCCTTGCCTGACCGTTGGATCACGAAGTTTGGACCGCCACTGAGCCCATCGGGATCGAACGTGAGCTTCAGCAGCGGCTTGAGGTGGAGCAAAGTTTCATCCCGCGGCTGATGATGCGCTTTCAATGTCGTTGCGCGGCGACGGGAGCCAATGTGGTTCTTGTCGTGAAGTTCGTAGAGCTGATCCTCCGAGGGGTATCCGTAGTTTAACACCGCGACGACGGCATCGCTCATGCAGTCCGGCGGAAACTCCCCAAGTTTGAAGAACCTCCGCTGGAGTGTGGGATGCTCCTCGCATGCACTATTGAAGTTGAAAACTACGATGTCCTGCAAGTCGTGCTGCATGCCTTCGGGGGCGATCCCGGGCGCGCTGTAGCCCGACGAGGTCACGGCAAACTCTCCGTCCTCCGTAAGCATGCTGACGTCTTCAGGGTCGACTTCCTTTATCTGGTGGCCAGTGCAGAGCACGAGGAAGTGACCCCGGTAGAGTAGCGGCGTTGCCGAGCCCAACAGGGAGACCCTGAAGGTCACGTCGTGCCTCCAGACAAAAAGATTAAAGCTGTAATGGCCGAGCATGCTCTGCAAGTCGCGCGCGAGCACGTAGACACCGTTGACGGAGACAGAAGTATCGAGACTTTCGAATAACACTTTGCAATACCTTATGCGAATGCAGCTATTTCATTTGCCGCGTCTTCTTTCCTTCGATGCCATACTGCACGCTCAGCGTCACCTGACGAAATTGTCTGGCGGCGGTGGGGCTCGAAGCAGCCGTCGGTAAAGCCATCAGTCTTGGAATAACATATGCCAACTGCCCGCGAAAATGTCCTCGCCGCACTTCACGCGCGGCTGCTTCCCCTTGCCGCCCTCACCTTGCGTGACGAGGTGCTGCCCGAGCGGATCCCGGCAGCCGGGTTGATCATCCTGCGCGACGGTCAGCCGGGCGAGCCGGAGGTAACGCTTTCGCCCCTGCGGTATCACTACCAGCACCGGGTCGAGCTCGAGGTCGTCGTCCAGGCCCCGAATGGCCGCGCCACGGCATTCGATAGCCTGATCACTGCAATCGGCACCGCGCTGGAGGCTGACCGCACGCTGGGCGGTCTTTGCGACTGGGCCGAACCCGAAGCCCCGGCCTCTGTCGATCTGCCCGTTGAGGGCGCGGCGGCCCTGAAGGCGGCGGTGATCACCGTCGTGTTGCACTATACCACTACCGGCCCTCTGGCCTGACACCCCACCATAAAAGGAGACTCCCATGGCACGTGCGCAAGGCGCGCGGGCGCAGATGGCGCTTGCATATGAGACAGTTTACGGCACCCCGCCGCTCAGTGGTTTCACAAAGATGCCCTTTGCCAGCACTTCGCTGGGGTCAGAACAGCCGCTCCTGAACAGCGAATTGCTTGGGTATGGCCGCGACCCTCTCGCCCCGATCAAGGACGCGGTGACGGCTGATGGCGATGTGATGGTCCCGATTGATGCCGAAGCCTTCGGGTTCTGGCTGAAGGCGGCCTTCGGGGATCCGATTACCTCTGGCGCGGTGCCCTACACCCATGAGTTTCGGTCGGGCAGCTGGACCCTGCCATCGATGTCGATCGAGACCGGCATGCCTGAGGTGCCGCGTTTTGCGATGTATTCCGGCTGCGTGCTGGATCAGCTGTCGTGGCAGGTTCAACGCTCTGGCCTGCTGACCGCCACGGCCCGTCTGGTCGCCCAAGGTGAGACCATCGCCACTTTGAGCGGCGCGGGCACGCCTGCTGAGCTCGCTCTGAAGCGGTTCGGCCATTTCAACGGCGCGATCAGCCGCAATGGCAGCGCACTCGGCAATGTCGTCTCCGCCGAAATCACCTATGCCAACAACCTCGACCGGATCGAGACCATCCGCAGCGATGGCAAGATCGACGGGGCAGACCCGTCCATCGCAGCACTTACCGGCCGGATCGAGGTCCGCTTTGCCGACAGCACGCTGGTGATGCAGGCGATCAACGGCGATCCCTGCGAGATCAGCTTCGCCTATGTCCTGCCCTCGGGTGAGAGTTTCACCTTCACCGCGCACGCCGTCTACCTGCCGATCCCGCGCATCGAGATTTCCGGGCCGCAGGGCGTACAGGCCAGTTTCGACTGGCAGGCCGCCAAAGCCAACAGCCCCGCCCGCATGTGCACCGCAACCCTGATCAACGATATCGAGGCCTACTGATGATCCGTCTGAACCTGACCTCTACGCC